GGAACCGTCTTCGACGGATTCGCCGCCCTGGGGCAGTACAGCTATGATTATCTGGTGGGCCCCCGGACATTACCTCCCCCGATACCACCACGCTGGCCGACCTTGTGAAGGAACAGCGCAAGGGGAGGTACATCGGAAAAGCCGTGCCACCCGACACGGCCGCAGACCATGAGGGCATCATCAACTTTACCGCCAGCAACATCAAGGTGGGCGCCACCACGTACGAAACTGGTGGCAAGTATACCTCCCGGATCGCCGGTATTCTGGCGGGAACTCCCGCCGATTGCAGTGCCACCTATGCACCGCTGCCTGAAGTCACGGGTGTGGACACCATCGAAGATGCCGACGCGGCCATCAACAGTGGAAAGCTGATCCTCATCAACGACGGCCGCCCGGCAAAGCTGGGCAGAGCCGTGACTTCCAAGACCACGGTGGCGGACGATGAGACACAGGCTCTGAAGAAAATCAAAATGGTGGCCGCTGTGGACCTGATCCGGTACTATGCGCTAACCACCATTGAGGACAACTATCAGGGCAAGTGCTCCAACACCTATGACAACAAGTGCATTCTGCTGACCGCCCTGCGCGGCTATCTGAAGGAGCTGGAAAACGGCGACGTCCTTCTGGAAAAGAGCTCTGGCGCCGAGCTGGACGCCAACCGCATCAAGGCACTGGATAACGCAGCTGTGGTCAAAGAGGATACCGGCAGCCATGTCTTTATCCGGCTTTTCGGATATGTACTGGATGCCATGGAGGATTTTGCCGTTGTACTGGCCTCCTGGCAATGTGAATGTAAGGAGGATTACATATGGCTGAAATTTTGGACGCAGCTCTGGTACAGAGCGGTACCTGGGGCAGTTTGTGGCTGGACGGCGAGCAGGTGGCAGAGTGCTACGGCTGCCAGATCAAGCTGAACAAGACCAAGGAGGACGTGGCTCGCTGCAGAACGCTGGTGGCAGGAAAAAGCTGACGGGAATCTCCGGCACCGGCACGGTGCGGATTTACAACGCCACCTCCCGTCTGATTCAAGCGGAGGCCCAGGCGCTGAAGAACGGACAGAACCTGCGGCACACCCTAATCTCCAATCTGGATGACCCGGACAACCCCAGCAATCAGCGGATCTCCGTCACCGGCGTCAGCTTTGATGATCTAACGCTGGCAGACTGGGAGGCCGCCAAACCGGGACAGATCGAAGCCCCCTTCACCTTTGAGGACTTCGACGTTCTGGACAGCTGACAGGAGGGGCCCAGATGGAACAAGCACTGACCGATGGGGCGGCGGGCGCTGTCCCCTCCACCCTGGAACTGCTGCTGGGAGCAGGCGTTGTGTCCGTAAAAGCGAACATGCCCACCGCGCGATATGAGATCTCCCAACTGAGCGAGGCCGCAGGCGCGCCAGTGGTGTTCACGCTGCGGGCCCTGCCCTACGGCCGGGTTCAGGAGCTCAAACGCCTGGCAGAGGAAGCAGACATCCAGATTCTGCTGGCGGGCTGCGTGGAACCGGACCTGAAGGCGGCGGCTCTGCAGGAGAAGTTCCAGGGCGTGACACCGGCAGAGACCGTCAAGGCCATGCTGCTGCCGGGAGAGAGCGCAGATCTGGCCATTGCAGTGGAAAAGCTGTCCGGCTACCGGCGGACCACCATTGAAGAAGTAAGAAACGGCTGAGGGAGGCAGAGGACCCGGAGCTGGGCCTGGCATATTACCTGTACGCAGTCCACGGGATCCTGCCGGGAGATTACTACCGGCGGAGCCATGGCGAGAAGGACCTGATCTGGGCCTTTGCCTCCTATGAAGCGGAACAAAAGAGCGGGAAGCGCAGCAAGCGCTTCCCGCCCAAGACCAAGCACATGAAATGATGCTGCTTTGTGTGAAAAAACAGGGGCAAAAACAGCCGCTCCCGCGCAGGCGGGAACGGCTGTGAAGCCTCATTTATGATAAGTGTCTCTTTGGCTAAGTCATCAAACAGGGGCCGGAGGACATCCATGGCAACGGCTCAATCAAAATACCCAATCGCTATGGCATAAAGGATCACGATGATCCCAATTATAGCGCCAATAAAAGTGCATACCACAAAATATGCAAAAAACGGGTCATCGATCATGTGGAACCAAAAACGATCCCAAAATCGACGCAATGGGCTTTTTTCATCGCATGGACTCCTTTAATTTCCAAATTTTATGAAACCATTCTATGATTTTTTTGCGACAAGTCAAGAAACGGAGGTGAATCCAGATGCCTGATGCATCCATTGTTGTGACCATGGATGGCAAATATTCCGACGCAGTGAAAAGAAAAAAATGTCCAGCGTGACCAAGTCCTTCAGCAAGAACATTGATCAGCTGGAGGACGTGCTATATGCACTGAACAAGAATAAGATTTCCCTGAAGGTAGATCTGAGCAAAGCAAAATCCGAACTGACGGCAGCGGAAGAACAGTTTGAAAAGACGCAGTCCGCCGCCGACGGGTTCAAGCTAGAGCTGGCGCAGGCCAACTATGACAATATCGTCCGTAATTTAGAGACGGTCAGCCAGGCTGCCGGGAAAGCAGAGGACGCGATCTCCAAGGCTGGAAACCAGGGTCGAAGCGCAGACGCCCAAACAGCGAAAACCATGATGACCACCGTAGCGGCTAGCGGAATTGGACAGATGCTACGAGATGTTACCATGAACGCTGGCGCCGTTGTGGCCGGGAGCATGCTGGGTGAAGCGGGTGGAACCATCGCATCCAGCATGCTGTCCTCCGGTGCAACGGGCGCCATTGCCGGAACGGCTATTCTGGGGCCAGGGAATGAAAACACGGCGGCGCTACGGGGCTGGCGAGGTGACTGTGAAGTAGCGCAGGCTCTAAGCAAAGGTCAGGCCGTCTCCCTTCTGCCGGATACCACTCCGGACAGTGAACGCTCCAACACTGATCTGGAGGAGAAAATTAATCGCATTACAAAGAACAGTGCACTAGCCGTCGGCATCGACTATGTGCCGTATGACAACTTTCCTGCTCTGCTGCACCAGGGGGAGCGGGTGCAGACGGCGGTGGAGGCCCGAAGCCAGCGGCGGGTTCCGGCGATTACCATTACCGGAAACTCCTTCAGCATCCGGGAGGACGCTGATGTGGACCGGGTGGCCAGCGCACTGCTGCGGAAAATCGAGCTGGCGGAAAGGCGGGGATAATCCATGCAGATCTGTTTCATCAAAGACGGGACCGCACTGACCCTGCCAGTGACTCCAGCGGGATATGCCTGGGGCGTGGGCCGGAACATGGAGACCATCAACATCTCCCAGTTAGGAGACGTTTACCAGCCCGGCGGACGAAGCCGGTTTTCCGGCGAGGCGCTGGAATGTCTGCTGTCAGCACAAAACTACCCCTGGATAGAGCCCGGGGCGATCGCGACCCCCCAGTACTACCCGGACATTCTGACCTCATGGGCTTCCGCCGGGGAACCGGTGCGGTATATCGTCTCCGGCACGGAGATCAACACGCTGGCTTACCTGGAGTCTGTGGAATGGCGGGAACAGGACGGGACAGGAGACATATACGCCTCTTTATGGCTGCGGGAGTACACAGACCTGGAGGCGCGGGAGGTGACCGCGGCGGAAGATATTGTGTCCGTAACCGGAAACAGCTCCCGTCCGGCGGAGAACAGCATCAGCCAGTCCTATACCATCGTTAAAGGCGATACCTTATCGGCCATCTGTCGGCGGTATTATGGGAAGTACTCGGCTGCTTACTACAACGCTCTGGCCCGATACAACGGGATTCAAAATCCGCACCTCATTTATCCGGGCACCACCATCACCATTCCGCCGGAGTCCGTACTGATGGGAGGGTGACATGAAGCTATATCTAACCAAGCACAGCAACGGGATCCGTCAGGACATCACGGATCTTGCCGTCAGCTGGAGCTGGTCCGGAGACAAGGCCTCCCTCTCTCGACAACTGGAAGTGGAAATTGCTTTTTTGGAAGGAAGCGATCTGCCGGTACCGGAGATCGGGGATGTGGTAGTCATGGTGGAAGATGGAAGGTGCCTGTTCGCCGGCGTGGTACTGCGAAGGACCGCAGGGTCGGAGGATTCCGTCTTGTCCGCCACTCGCTTTGA